AGTTTTAATAAGTCTATAAGAAACTTCTTACGATTTGTATCTGTAGCAGTTAAGAACTCTAGACTAAAAGCATTACTTTGATATACAATCTGTGTAAAAGTTTTATGATCGAAGCCTATAATATCTTCTATCATTTTATATGTAGAAGTAGATGTATGCGAGGATACGTCTATACCATTCTTTAGTAGTTTAACATTTTGCGTACTACCTCTAACAGTTTTAATCTCATAACAGTCACTATCATTTGTAAAATCAAGCTCAATAGTATAGGACTTTGCTTTACTATACCTATTAAGTATGTTAGCTTTCTTGATACCTTTTGAGTTTTTATTAAACAGTACTTCTTCAAGAATAAGAGCAATGCTGCTTTTGCCATGCCCATTTCTTCCAACCAGCTGTAGTAATTCATTATTGCCGAAGTTAATTTTATTGTTGGCGCCATAAGAGAAGACGTATGACCAACGCATTTCTTCTAATTTTAGCATACGTTACTCTTTGTAGTCATTTAATTCCTTTAGTACGTCATGTATAGTATTATCTGGTAACTCTAGGATATAGCGAAGATACTCCTCTACTTCTTCCACTAGAGTCATTTTAGGGTCTAGGATTAGCGCAGTATCAGAACTACGCTTTACTACTTTCTTATCTAGTAAATCCGTATTCTCTAATCCTGCTAGAGCGGACATTGCGCCTTCAACTTCATAGATTGTATGATCGTAGCCAGTAGGAGGCATCGGCTCTCCTGCTTGAATAGTCTTACGGATTAGCTGCGGAAGATTCAACTTTTGCCACTCGTGCTGCATAGTGACTGTATCGAAAATAATAACGCCAGTATCAACGTTATTACGGTGAAAGCTGGTAGTGACCGGAGAACCAGGATAAAGTATATTTCGCTGACTATTTGAGTAACTATGTAAGTCACCCGCCAGTACCGTTTCCCATTTGTCAAAAAGGCTAAGATCAATTTCAGACTTGACATGTGGTAATATGTCTCCACGACAATGCGTGCATAAAATAGGGTTAATAAACTCAGGCCATGCGTCTTTTAGTTTATTGTATGGTATAAAGTCAACTCCAGCAAAAGAATAGAAATCATCAATTATTTCTACCTTACTGTTGATACGGCTAGTAACCTTTTTCAGATATGTTAAAAAGGTTGTATTCTTCTTTAGTGCTTCGTGATTACCCGCATAGATAATACAAGGTATAGAAATACTAGATACTAGGTCATAGTATAGTTCTAGCTCCTCCATATTAGGGAGTTTATCAAATATATCTCCACCTAATACTAGTAAGTCAGCCTGCTCTTCTAGCGTATGTAATTGCTTAAAGAAACTATAGTATCTATTACGAGCCCACTCAACTGGTACATTCTTCTGTCCTAGCTTAATATGTAAATCAGCTGTGAACAATATTTTCATTACTTCTCCAGTGAGAAAAGCCCCCTAGGTTATTAATCCGTAGGGGGCTTTTTGTTTTTAGGTTAGATCAGCTACTGCTTCTTTCTCTGAAGTAGTCTGGGTCTCTTCTTCATCAGAGCCTCCGGACTGAATCTTATTTAGAGTTGCTAGAACTTCCGCTCCGGTAGGGCGAGGATAGAGCGACTCAATATCCTTAGCCTTGGCTACTTCTTCACGCTCAGCATCGGTAAGTGGGCGCTTAGATGCACTGCATTTGATTTGCTGAAGTGTATAAGTAACATTGAATGCTAGAGGCCCCGTCTTAGCACGCTTGAAGCAAATATCCCAACCAGTTTCTGGATCGGTAGGATCGCCTAGGTCTTCTGCTAGACCTTTGATTTCTTCAAAAAGCTTCTTCTTTAGGTGAAGTACCTTAGCTTTGCCGTCCTTAGGGTCAATACAGTTAACACTGTAGGACCACTGGCAGTTAACTAGAAACTTACCCTTGCTATCAGTAGCAGGATAGAACATGCGAACATGGTCGGTTTCTACATTGTCAAACTTTTCCTTTTCGCGGTTGAAGCCTAAGCATTCAACTGGAACGTCCTTATTATTAGTACCTTTTAACCAGTACATATAACGGGGTAGTACGCCGCCAAAGATACGAACCTTATTATCGCCATCAGTCATGACATATGCGTCAATCTTGTTGCTAATTGCCTTACCTTGGGTCTTATTAAATGCGATTGCCATTTTATTTTCTTTCGTGTCTAAAGAAGATCGAGTCTTCTGTGATTGTGAGTAGCGGATTATGTTTTATGTTATCAATATTAACGTCCGGAAAGTATGATAGTGGCAAGCTAGTTACGCCATATTGTTTATATAGGGTATAATCTCGCATACCTGCTAGTTTAATATATTGAATTAAATAAGCAATATCTATCTTTTCTAGAAATAAGGGGGCTGGATTTAATATAAATGAGGTACCATTCAGATTAAGCTTTACAGGTTTACTACGCTTTGTAGGTAGTTTATTATAGAATTTTCTATATAATAGCTCTACGTAGCGTCTATAGTCGCCCCCTGCTTCTTTATCTAGATTTTCTAGGTTAAAGAATAAGGTCATTTCTTGCCTTCCGAACTAATATTATACAACAAATGTAACATCAGTACAAGTGAATTTTTTAAATGGTTTCTACTTCCCATCCTTTATTCATATAGAAGCCGAAACGTAAAGTGTTTTGCTTTCTATCAGCAGGACCTGAAAAGTTGATATCTATAACTTCAGGTGCTAGCTTATTAGGATATAGTCGCATTATACGACCAATTAATTGTTCTAGGGATACTTCGTTAGCAATAGGCTCTGCAAGTATAATAGAACTTAAGGGATTTACCGAGATACCTTCTGACCAGATTTGACGGGAACCAGCAATGCAGGTAACTTCTCCTGTTTCAATTCTGGCTGTGATTGCGTTTCTTTCTTCAAGGGTTGTTTCGCCAATAACCAGCACACATTGTTCACCTAATATCTCCTTTACCTTAAATAAGAATTCAGTTCTACTAGCTACTATCAGTACTTTATGACCTTTACTAATTTGAACTTTAGCTATGGATGAAATGTACTTCTGGTAATCAGGATCATATAGAAGGTTATTAATCTTCTTTACCCAAGGCTCTCCATGAGAAAGTGGTATACCTGATTTAATAATACGAACAAAAGGGTCTAATGTATGGCTTTGTGGAGGCTTATGCACAATCGGGCCGAAATAGTCCTGGAATAGGACATGCCGGCCATCCTTGCGTATGATTGTACCACTAAGACCTATTCGGTATCTAGCATACATTGTATCAATTAAAGATGAGAAGGTGGACGCAGGGCAATGGTGGCCCTCGTCCATAATAATAGTACCAAACTCTTTACATAGAGCTAGTGCGTGCTTAGTTACAGTCTGTACATTGCCTATTACTAAGGCATAATCAATATCATAACTACCACTACCGATGGTACCAATATCCATACCGAATAGCTCCTGAGCCTCAGCTATCCACTGATCTCTAAGCATGGTAGTATGAGTAATAACCAGGGTCTTCTGTCCTAGCTTTGCAGCAATATGTAAGGCTGTCATAGTTTTGCCCCACCCTACTAGCGCATTAATGAAACCGGAATCATTAGTTTCATTATATACTACTAGCTGCTCAGGTCGCAACGGCTTAGTAGGTTTTGGAAAGGGCATGTCTACGTAGGTACGCTTATCCAGCACTTCATATCCCTCTGGGATAAGATCTGCACGCCCTTGGGGTATGCTAATAATATTATTGGGTAGTATCTTATAGTTACGAATAATTTCGATACTCTTTACAGCTTTACCCCCTCTAGTAGCCCCGGATACTACCAGCTTATATGTCAGCGCAGCTTTAATCTTTTCAAAACCTTCTTCAGGTTTTGACATATAGATTCTATTAGAGATTACTGCTTTACTCATTTGAATAGTTCTAATTGAATATGTTCTTTAGGCTTAGAAATACAAGGTTTATAGTAAAAGTTTAATTGATCATACTCGCCACAAGAAGCTATCCAATCGCTAGCTTTGCAATTAATACACTCATACCAGTCCTCACCATTATGCCCGCTAGTACCAGTATATCTAATATTATGTTCAGTTTTCATACCATTCTCCAGGTATTATCATATTGTGTATCGTAAACTCCGTATAGTATATAAGACAATCCCATCTGTAGAATCCCAGCATATTGTTCTTCTGGTCTAGGTGCAAATAAGCACTTAAATCTGCTAGAAATACCTTCTACTTGTAGCACTGCTCCTCCTGTGGGAATGTTATGTTTATACACTATTTTACGAAATGTTAGTTTAGCTTTACTTGATTTTTTGTATTTAAATATCTGTCCACTACTATCAATAAACCACATAGTAGGTATAGCTATCTTTATAAAGTCCCCTAGGAAGAATACTGCTGTTCCTAGGGGCTTTAGCCGTACGCCTTGGTTTGCCATAATTAAACGTCTTTTTGCCAAGGTAGGCGCAGGTATATTTTTATCGTCTATAACAGA